CTTACGAAGCTGCGGCCAATCCTTCGAGCGACCGCTTGACGGAACGCGCAATCCTCTGCGCCGGACTTCCGCCATAATTCTCGTGTGCTTTTGGAGTGGGCCGTTTCGCCAACTCAGGGAACCGCGATGCACCACCAGCGTTCAACTCGTGATTGCCAGCGGTGACGGGGTGCTCGTCTTGATACTTCTTGACAGCCTCGGCTTGCCACGCAGCTTTTTGGTCAGACTGAGCTTTGTCGGTCTGCCGCTTTTCTTCGCCGGCGAAGTCGTACTTCTGCGCTGCCCAGTCCGTGAAATGCATGTTGTGAGCCTTGGCTTCACGCGCCAGCGCATCTACATCGTCCGGCAGAGCTTTGCCATAGAGCCGCTGGTAGCGGTTCATCACATTGAAACCATGCACCAGCGTTGCATTCACATCGGTCTGGAATTTGTTGGGATCGAACGCGGCGGGCTCGTTCTTTGCGACAGGATCGGGGATGGTCAGGTTGTAGCCCTGCGCCTTGAGAGTCTTCGCTTGCGCTTCGAGCGCGGCATAGTTGGCTCTCAGGCTGTCAACTTCGGCCTCGCTGAGGCTAAATGACTGAATCTTTTGGTCAATCGCGGCCTGCTCCGCTTTCACAAGGTCGAGAGCGGCCTGCGCGTCTTTCTGCGCCTGGCTGGCCTGCGAATACTTGCCATCGGCTTCGGTGAGGTAGCCGTTCCACTTCTTGAATACATCCGGCTTGGCTTGCAGTGTGGCCGGGTCAATACCAAATTCAGCGGCGAAAACGTTCAGGTCGAATGCCATTATTGGACTCCAGGAGCTTGCGCCTGTTGTGGTGGGCCTGAGGCTGCTTGTGAGATTTTTTGCAGGGCTTGGACCCACAGTTGGGAAATCTGCTGCATCTCGGGCTGGACTGCTACCGACTGCATACCGATCTTCCTGGCTTCCATGGCTTTTCCGGCGAAGAACTCTTGGACTTGCGACATCTGCGGTGAAGCGCCACCTTGAGAGGATGCGTCACCGCCGCCCTGTTGGGGTTGCGGTGACGATCCGGGTTGTGGCATTGCTGACGTTGCCATAATTCTCCCGAGTTAAGCCTTGCGGCTGGCCTTACGAGCGCGCTTGCGAGCACCCTTTTTTGCGCTCTTGTGGCCGAACTCGTGTTCCATCTTCTTGGTCGCCTTGACCTTGAATCCACCGTGATGCTTTCTTTGCTTTGCCATGATGCCCTCCTTTGGGCGGTTGCTGACACGAAAAAAGAGGCGACCCAAAACCTAACGGTCAAGCCGTCTCTGGTTTCGAGTCGCCTTCATGTCTCCAAAGGAGTGAAGAACGTATCTCTGTTAGAACCGATTGAAACGCTATTCCCTCAATCTGTCAAGTACTTATTCGACAGAATTTTCTTCTTCGCCCTCTTCATCGTCGTCGAACAGCCCCTCAAGGCCGCTCTTGACGTGCTCGGTGACGATGTTTGGGACGCCGCCCTGGTTGTAATTGACGGTGACATTCCCGGTGAAATTCCCTGCCACGCACTCTTCGTGAATGGCTACCAACGCCTCGGCCACTTGCTCCTGATCTTTGGGAACAATGACCACGCGGTTTGTTGCAAACTCCTCGTCCTTGACCACATTCAATTCACTTGCCAGCATTGCCTCTCCTTATGACGTTGATTGAACAGAGCGCACGTGTCCACTTTGGGAGCCTTTTTGCTCCATGTGTGCAGGTTTGCTGTGAGTATTTGGCCTGCCGCCGCCTTGACCCTGTCCCGGCTTGTCTGGAGGGGGTTCAATTCCAAGCTCTTTCATCTTCTTCATCATCAGAGCTTTCACTTCCAGCTCCCAACCGGCGAACTCGATTTGTTCAGCTTTCCACTGCTCATACTCGGCTTCCCAACTCTTGACGCCGAGCTTCTCCATCAAGGTTGCCGTGGGAATCTTGGCGCCCTTTTGATAGAGGAACATATAAACCATGCGCTCCTGCTGCTGTGTGATGTTCAACAACTGCTCAGGAGTCGAGATCACATTGAGCTTCTCGACAAACCACTTCGCACGCTCCCGCTTGTTGAACCTGCTTTCACCTGTTTCAGGCTCACCAGGGAGACGGCCAGGAACAAGCGAGTTTGGATCGTTGTCGTAGGTCTCGATTGCCACGCCGGCCGGTCCCACCATGTCGATCAACTCGTTCACGGGGATGTACTGGGCCACGTTGTACTTCAACATCTGCGCCAGTTTCCCGTTCGCCCTACCGATGGAAAGAGCAATTCCTTTGGCGATGGGTCCGAGGTTCTCAAGGAACTTCTCGAAGTTGTCTCCGCTCATGTTTATCTTCGACTCGCGAATAGAGGCAATGTCTGTCAGTCCAAGATTCTTCTTGATCTCCGCTTCGAGAACATCCATATCCTTCCAGTTCTCATTAGTGGTCTTCATTCCCTCAGGAAGAATGGACTTCAAAGCCTTACCGGGATCACCTTTGGTTCCAACCCTTACGCCTTGCGCTTCGAGTAGTTTCAATTTGGTCAACTGCTCAGGCTTCACGCCGGATTGATAGTCCCATCCCACAGGCGGGTCGGTATTGATCTTCACCGTCTGATCGTTGAGGCTCAACAAATCGCGCCGCGCCCGCTCCAGGCTTGCCACCCCATGCACCACGGAATGACCGAAAGGACTCCACGGCACATCGTTGACATCGACCTCGACTACAGGGATTTCACCGTGCCAGTCGAAGGCTGTATCGTCATACATTGGGACTGGGCAAGTTGGGCTCGTGATGACCATCCTCAACTGCGGGTAAACCCGGCAATCTTCCTCTGTTGCCTTTCTTGATTCCGGCAGCCCATTAAACGGGTTGATGGACACCAGCAAATCCCCCACGGACGGCACTACGTAGCCCCAGGACGAGCCGGGAGTTCCCATTTGAAGGGTTCTGCCGCTGCGGTTGATTCGCATGTCACGGACGAACGTGCGGCGAATTTCGCAGTAGCGAGAGAGCCAGTCGCCGGGTGCTCCCGTCTGCCCAAACTTCCAGCGGTCGTAGAAAGACAGCCGGTTTTCCGTCAGAGCCGTGCCGTAGGTTTTCCAGTCGTAGCGGGAGATGGGATCGAGGTATTGCTGGAAGTCGGGGAACCTTGCGTGAGCCTCCCAGATCGGCATAGCCTCGATGGTCGTGACAGCGTAGGAACCTTGGAGATCGTTGTCGGCGGGGAGCTGCTCGGGGAGAACGTCGAAGGGGCCATAAACAGGGAAGCGATTTTTGGCTTTCCCCCATCCGCCTTTGTCTCGGCTGAATTTCAGGCCGATGTATCCCCGGCCAAGCATCCCCCATTGAAGAGTCCGGCGCATGTTCCACAGAAAACTGGAGTCCCAGAAGATGTACTTGAATACACCGTTGTAGGTCTCGGTAGTCTTCTTGAACTGCTCGGCTTTGGTGCCGAGAGTGGCAATCTGCGATAGATCGGCGATGGTTTCGACGAACGTTCGGATGTCGGCCCAGATATTGTTTGAGTGAACCCGCTGGCGCTGGTCGTGGCCCATCAAGAGCCGGATGTCATCGTTGATGTGCCGGATACCTTGCTGGCCTTTTACGAAGCGATCTCCGGTCTGCACCAGCTCATCGCACCACCCTTTGCGGTGCTCGCCGGAGGTTTCCCTGTTGGGGATCTGCCATTCGACGCCTTTTTCTCCAGCATTCACTCCAAACATTGTCTAGCCTTTCGACCGGCGCACGATAGCGCCACGGGCATCCGCTTCGATCTTATGCGTCTTGGCAAAGCCGGGGTCCGAGATGGCGATGTCCTGCTCCAACTTGGTAGCGTCCCACCGATCCGCCGTCATGCAGATTTCTTTCCGCAGTTTGCCCTTCATGGCCGCTTCGTAACGGGCGTCCATAACCCGTATCATAGCCTCATTTTGATCCCGATTGATAGCGTTAATGTGGGGAGCGCGTCCACGGATGAGTTCCTTGATGCGGTCCCTGGTCGGCTTTTCGCGGGCAATCTGGTTGTAAATCTTGACCTCTTGTTCGGCCCGCCATTGGTCGCGGTACTGCTTCATGTAGCGGTCGATGTCAGCCACATGGAAGAGGCTCTCGGTGATGTAGAGGGTGCCGGCAGGAAAGACTGGCTTCTGACCTTTCTTCCCGAAATCAAGGACTTTCCCCGTCCCTACTTCGAGGTAGACGACCGGGGCTTCACGCGCTGTCAGTTGAACGTTACTCATGGCTACTCCTCATCATCATACCCTCCAATCGACACAAGTTGCTCAGCCCACCCGGTATCGACTTCTTCCTCTTCTTTTGGTTTGTGCGTCTCGAACCAGCTTCCCATCCGGGCAGCCGTGTTTTCCATATCGTGCCCCCTGATCCAAGCCATCGCGTGAGAGAAGATGTTGTCGTCATGCTGTCCCGACTCGTGGCCCATCTCAGATTGGCCGGCCTTCTCTCGCCTCACGAACGTCTTCATCTGGCGAATGGTAATCGGGTCGTTGATCTTGAACCATCCAAGATTCACAGCGTCAACCCACTTGCCCAAGAGAAATGGACGTGACCAACGGGAAGTCCTCCATCCGAGTTTAGTCCCTTTACTTGGATCGAAGCCGCCCTTGTCGTCATAAAAGTGCATGACGTGGTGATCGTAGAAGCCCATGATGATGAGTTGGTTCTGGCACTCGTCACCCGTCTTTCTGATCTGCTCGATAATGAACTGCATGATCATCGGGTTCGCGCTGGTGACAGTACCTTCCCCATCTGTCCCGTAGAGCACGGCGATACACGCTGCGATGCGGCTCATCTGCGCCGGGTTGACGCGAAGGCTGGTGAACTGAGCTACTCCTACCGTGCGCTCTTTTGGTCCACCGTGACGCGCTACCGTACAACTTGAGCGGTCCTCGTTGGGAAGATTCAATCCGTCCGCTGTGTCAATCGCCTCCGCATAATCAGCGCCCACTCGTGGCTCCTCGAAGATCAGCAACTTGTCAAAGCATTGAACGTCATCCTCATCATCGAAGGGCAGGCAGGGAACAAGCTCCCACTCGTACTTATTTCCGTCGTTGGCTTCCCACTTGAGTTGAATCCGCTCCCCGTCGTAGTCGATCTGTTCAGCCGGCGGATCGAAGGGCTTCATCTCCGAACCTACGATGATCGTTTTTCCGGTGATAAAGTAGGCCGCGTAATTCTTTTGGCGTCCTTTGGTCGTAATCTCAATCGTCTCGTGCTGAAACACCGAGTCGAACTTGGATTGAAAAGCGTCATCGTCCGTGATGGCGTTCTGGCTGAGGTAGGTTTTCTCGGAGTGGGAAGAGACCGCCTCCTGATACCCGCACTGCCATGACCACATATACTCCCGTCCCATGCTCCACTGGGCACCCAACTCTTCCGCGAGATAGTCTGTGGACCTCACAAACAGTTCGCCGCGGTTCTTCATGCGCTTGGTTTCTTCAATCGCCTGCCGAGGCCAGCCCTCCGGCATGGGATTGGCTCTAAGCCAATCCGCGTGGGGGTAGATGTCGTCAGCACAGCACGGGGGGATGAATAGCGTGCGGAAGCGTCCACCGTGGCCCCAGTGCGTCTTGTAGTAATCCCACTTCTCTTTCTGCCAGGCCGAGGATGTAGATCCGGTCCCTTCAAGCACGAAGAACAGCGCGTCCGTCTGGTGGGC